AACTCGTACCATCATTACTATCGTTACCTGTTGCATTGTTGACGTAAACTTCTTTAAGTCCACTACTGCCACCAGGTATAGTTATGTTTCCACTTCCTAGTATGCTTTGATTATTTATTGTTTTTATGTTTGTACCACTAACTAATTTATCTTGTTTGTTTGATATGTCTTGATGTTCTTGTATTGCAGTATTTGCTTTTGCAATACCAGCATCAATTTCTTGCCCTGTATAAGAACTTTTGTAATTTGCCATATTAATCACTCTCCTTTACTATAAAATTGGCATTATTGCTTGTTATAAATATTTTATTATCACTTGTTATAAGTTGAGTATCACTTGTAGGTGTAGGTGGTACAACTCCTGTTGCACTTATGATTATTTTATTACCTTCTTGTGTAATTTCAATGTTTTCTCCTGCAACAATTTCTAATTCATTCATTCCATTTATTTTAGCATCTTTACCATCAAAACCTGCAAATCCTTGTGGACCTCTTGGTAATGTTAGATCTAAATACAAAACATTATTTTTACCAGGTCTTAATTTAGCTAAAGCTCCACCATATTCAGGTGATGTTTCAACCTTGCCCATTTTTAAAATAGGAGTAATACCATCTTTACCATCTCTACCTGGTAATCCTATCTTACCATCTTTACCTGGAGCACCATCTCTACCTGGTCTACCATCTTTACCTGGTAAACCATCTTTACCTGGTCTACCATCTTTACCTGGAGCACCATCTTTACCAGGTAAACCCTGTGGTCCTCTTACTCCATCCTTACCTGGTAAACCTTGTGCTTTTACTCCAATATTATTTCCATTAAAGTACCAAAAACCGTCAGGTCCAATAGTATATCTTATTAAACTTTCAGTAACACCTTTAAAAATTTGATTATTATCTATCTTACTTTTATCCTCTAATTCTTTTTTTAAAAACTTTATCTCTTTAACTAAGCTATCTTGCTCCTCTTTTATTTTTTTAATAGCTTCTAAGAATCTCTCGTTCATAAGACACCTCCTATAAGCCCAGCTGGTCTAATGCACTAGAAATATTATTTTCTTGATTCATATTTTGTCTGCCCTGCTCCATTTGTTGTTGTAGCATTTGTTGCTGATTATTAACATCATTTATTCTTCTTTGTTGTTCCTGTGCATCCATTTGATTCATCATACTAGTTAATTGTGTTTGATAATCCTCATATGTTTTGAATATATCTTCAACTGTAGATAGGTCACCATCATCATTTAATACATCAATGATTCCTTGTTGCATTAATTCTGCTGGTATTAATGGGGTTCCGTTTGGTGTGATTGTCCCTCCTATATTCATAATCTGAACTATCATATCTGCTTTTTCTTGGAATGCTTCTTCCGACATATCAGCAAACCTTTTGAACATTTCATCATAGTTCTCTAACTGTGCTGCTTTTACTAAATCAGGAACATTAATAACTTTATTAGGGTCTCTATATTGATTCTGTAATTGATACAAATCTTTTAATAAATTATATTGTCTGTTCTTATCTGATTTACTTCTACTAGATAATTTTACTGTGAAATCATAGTTAATGTTCTCTAGATTTTCTCCTACAAAGAAATCTTTAAATGTGTATTCACCATCTTTTTGCTTTTTTGTATCTCTTATATAAATCTTTTGACCTTTATAATATCTTGTCATAAATTTAATTATCATACGAGATAGCTTCTCAACATATTTCTCAATTTGTTTAATTGGCTCATTATCAATAACTGTTGCACGATTTACAGCTGTATTTGTACCTTCTGCAGTAGAACCTGCTGTACCAATATTACCTATATATTGTGGTGTCACTCCTGAATAAGTCTGAATATTGGCTACAAAACTTTCTTTTATACTTATTAATTGTTCATCTACAGCTGGGTATTCTAATTGTTTCATAGCTCTTGAAACATCCCCACTTACTTTCCATACTACACCTAAAGCACTTGAAAGTTTAGCCACTTTATTAATATCAAGTCCACTTTCTTCACTAACTAGCCAAGATGGAATTGTATAGTGCATTGCTATATTATTAGCAGCACTTTCAATTAAATTGGCTACTTTTTGTGGAATTGTTAAGCCTCTTACAAGTGGGATACCATAAGGGCTTTGTGGTTCTGGTTGCCATTGCATTGGTATAATTGGAAAATCATCAAATGGGTATTCTTCATTTGTCTCAATTAACTTATCCCCAATTACATAATGTATCCTAACAGCTGTTACTTTTACACTTTCCATTACAGGATTTCCTTCAGTATCAACGATAGCATCGCCATTTCTATCTTGTGTTTCTATTTCCATATCAGTTGTGTATTTTTCATAAACTGTAGATATACTATATAGATCACTTGTACTTTGACCATAATCCCTTCCTGTATATAGATTACCATCCTCATTATCTAGTATTGAAGCTGGTTTAATATCCTTGCTTTCTAATTTACTTAACCATTCAGGTTTATGTCTTTTAATCCAATTCTTAGTTTTTCTTGATTTAACTACAATATATTCGCACTCATCAATACTATCTGCCTTTGGGTCTAGGTAAACATCTGATGTAGATAAGTCTTTTAATGTTATAGAACCTTCTCTACGTGTACCTGTTCCTCCAAAGATTGCACCTTCATCAAAGTTAATCTCAGTATAACCATTATCCTGAATACATGCATTTTTAATAGCAGCTTCTACTCTATCATCTGCATTTAATCTAGACCACTCATTTTTATACAAATTGTTTAATATATCTATATTTTCAATATCATTAGGACTTAGTGGTTCTAGTGTTCCAAAATAACTTTCTGAAAATAAACTACCAAGCCTTAAATCTATTGCATTTTTTAAGTGGTTAATATCACTTTTTAATAAAAATGGTGATTCACTTTTATTTTCAGCTAGATTCCAATGTAATCCTTCATAATGTGCCATATTTACTATATACTCATTATCTCTTGTTGATTGTCTGAAATCAATAGCTTCACGAATCATCTTATTTATTCTTTTCTCATTATTTTTTTCTTCATCAAACATAATTTAACTCCTTTCTAATTCTTATCTTTATCAGCTTCTAAAATATCATTAATATAATCTAGCTGATACTCTGGTACCCCAGCTAAAGAAAAATTCCTATCTTCAACTTTTTTACCTTTTTCAATCATTTCCATAATCTTTTTCTGATTATCAAGTAAAACTTTTAGGTTTTCTTTATTTCTTGACAACCATTTAAGATCTTTAATCAATCTTATCATATACTATAACCTCCCGCATATTGTTGATTATTTCCAAACTTTTCGTCTATATTACTTTTACTAATTATATCAAGCATTTCATTAAAAGACAATGCTTTTTCTGGTTTCTTTGTCTGCTTCTCAAAAAATTTTAAATAATTATTATATGACATTCTTTTAACATCTAAATAATTATATGGTAACTCCTGACATATATATCTTAAACAGTCCATCAAGTGATTATCCTTATCTAGTGGCTTTTCCCCTAAATTCTTGTTTTTATTTCTTTCTTCTAATGTTGGATACCTATACTCACATCCCTCTTTTAATGTATATTTCAAATCATTAAAAAATATAAGTAAGCCATCATACATCATATTCTTAACTCGCTGTATACCATCCTCAATATTATTAATAGCCTCTTTTGTTACTATACCATGCTCTAGTTGTAGCTGCTGTTTATATGTTCTTCCAGTTGTTTTACTTCGCTTATTACTTGATGGGTCTATTAGTGGCATATGCAAATACCCTGGTGGAATATCACCTATTATTTTCTTAAACCCTGCTGCAACTTGGGATAGCACCTGGTCTGTTTTATAATATTCTCTATAAAAATACATTATTCCACTCTCAGGGTCTCGTGCTCCAAGTAGTATGGCTGCTGGGTCGTTGATACCAGGGTCGTGTGCTACATATCTCTCCCAATTATCAGGTATTGGGAACGGTTCACAAGTGTGTGACATAATTGTCGGATACACAGCCCCCTCAGCATACTCAATTATACAGTCTACATAAAGTCTTACTTCCTCAGGTTTTAGTGAATTAATAACCGATTGTACAAAGCCTGCTGGTAAGTACGGATTATCTCTCGAACTAGATAAAAATGCAGCAAGGTCAGGATTCTTATTAGTAACCCTTTTAGTATACATTTTAACTGTTTCTTTTATAGACTCACTGCCTTCTATTGTATCGGCTGTAAATAATAAATCTCTTATAAACCCTTGTGATGGGTTAGAACATATTACACCTACAAAGTGAGGCACTCCATCAATAATACCGTGGACATTTCTTAAACGTCTTACACACTCCTGATATATCTTTGGTCCTATTCCCGATGCTTCCTCTAGATAGAACGCTGTTATGTTCATTGAACGGAATTTCTCCTCATCATCACTAGCAAACCCAGTAATCTTATGTCCATTATTTAAAATAATCTCAATTTCTGCTTTAGTATCTGTCCATTTAGTTACAAACTTTCGTGGCAAATATTCATCAAATATTGGCATTATTGCCTTCGATAACTGCTTTAGTGTTTGAGCTAAAATAATAGTCTGACCGTAAGGTACAGACAATGCGTGATTTATTATCTCCATTACTCCCGAGTTAGATTTAGCACTACCCAT